GCCGAAAACGAAAGTCTTGATATCGTCGCCGAATTCCGTATCTTCCAGAGTCTCTCTGGTGAAACCTGAAAGGTTCCACGTTCCCATTCCGGCAACCTTGTTGCCCGCATATTTGACCGATGCTAATTTACCAACTTTTGCGCCCATGATAATTACCTCCTGATTTTTAAATGCTTTGGATTTTGGGCAAAGAAAAAGGCGGCATAAATAGAGGGATAGCTCTATCCAGCCGCCTTGAATCTTTCTTACGTTTCCCTTGGATGATCAGTCCGCCGGAAAACCCAAATTTTTATTTATGCTACTTTTCTTCCCCTTAACTGCCTTGTTACTACTGCCTTATACCATCTATATGTTTCGTCGGTGACTTCCATCGTCGTCAAATGTGACGCTGGGATTGTCGTATCAACAAAGATTTTATTTCCCGCCTGCCGTAAATCGTGACAGAATCCTATGTCCTCACCGATTACTTTGCCGTCATCGTGATATCTGAACTTGAACCACGGCGCGGGCATATATCGGAAAACATCCATATTGAACATCAGGCAACCCGTGCCCGTGGCGTCCACTTCCACAAGTTCCTCGTTCCATTCATCTATGCTGTGATAGTCACCTGGCTGACCCTTGAACATCAGGGGATCAAACGGCGGTTTTCTCCGATAACAAAGAGCGCCGACAATTTGCAGATCGTGAGACAGCAGTCTAGGAATTGTGTCTTCGTGATATAACATATCCGTATCCATCATCAAAAGATGTGTGCATTCCGCCGCCAGCGCCGTTTCTACAATCTGATTTCGCATGTTGGCAATGTCGCCCTCGTCCGTGAGAATAAACTCATAATCAGGCTTTTTCATCAACATGACGCTTTTGAAAAAAGCCGATGGGACGACGCCATAATTGCACGGGAAGCCGATCCCCAACATGACCTTTCTTGCTTGTGCTGCCCTTATTTGATCGCCAATATTCATTCTACGCTTGCCCTTTCTTCTGCTGTTTCGTCCCAATCCTCCATTGCCTGCCGCGCTTCGTCAGGCGTCCTTTTGCCATTAGCCATAAAAAGCCGTTCTCCGTCTTCCTCGCCGCACTCAAGCCAGATAATCGCTATCCATTCAGCGCGGGTGATTTGTGATAATTTCTTCTGCATTGTTTTCCTTTCCAACAATAACTTCCTGAAGCATTTCTCTTATTTCTTCTTGCGTAAAATCACGCGAAACAAATCTGCCAGTATCGGTATGGTAAATTACTTTTTTGTCGCTTCCAAAAACCGTTGCATCTATTTCCATAACTTCCTTTCTAGTCCGTCTGGACCTTGGCCTCATAATCAACGGCGTAGTGTTTTACGTTCTGCGTTCCCGCTGACGTGGTAATGTCTTCAACCATCGTTGTAATGTTCTGACGGCGAAACCAAACAAGCACGTCACCGGTAATCGTTAAAGAACAGTCGTCGAATAAAAACTTCAAATCCTTCAGCATCCCCGTAATCTCGACCGCGCTTTCGGAGCTTGAGAAAAGCGAAAACTGAATCAAGGTATCTTCAAAGCGTTCCGTGAACTGCCAATCAGGGACGGAAGAAACCACAAAAAACACGATATAAGGAAACTCGCAACCATCCGGGGCGCAGTCAAGGAACACCCTTCCGTTTACATCCGATGATAAAGCGGAGCCGGAAAGTTTGCTGACTATGGCCTTGATCAATTCGTCCATTACGCCGCCTCTTTACAGTACAAATCCAAATATTCGTTTTTTTCTCCCGGATTAACCACACTCACAATCGCAAAATAACGGTTGCCGAATTTCAGCCGCCATGAACTTCTTAAAATGCTTCTGTGTCTGATCCGCACCCGGTGAGTAATGATCAGTGTCGTGGCGTTCGCCTGGTTCCGCTCGTTGCTTGTCGCGTCCCAGATCGCCGCCGCTACGTTCGATGCAAGCGTTGTCCAGGCAGTTGTAAAATTGCCCATGCCGTCAGGGGTTTTCGTCTGTGCCTGAATATCGACAAGTTTGTTGAGGTCGCCTGCCCTAATCATGCAAAACTCCACAATTTCTTTCCGTAAAGCAGGTTTTCAATCGCCTTATTTTCCCATATCTGCCGGTCTGTTTTCGTTTCCCGACAATTATAGAGGTCTGCCGCGCCTAAAAGGATCGCACTCTTTATTTTGCTTGGCACCAAACTTACCGCCGTCCATCCGCAAACGAACTCAATGCAGATGGGATTTGACGGATAAAGGGTTACTGACGGCCAGGTGCGGCCATAGGGAAGAACGATTCGCCCGCATTCGTCGCCGTTCGTTTCCACAAGGTAATCAACGTCAACGGCCATTGTGGTCACGGTTCCGTCACAGTCCTTGTACGTCATGATGGGGGCCGTGCCTGTGCCATTCTGGAGGTTTCCAAACGGTAATTCGATGTAATTCTTATCGCACGGGAATTTATCCAGATAGGCTTTCCACGTCGCTGTAAGTAGTTGCCGGCCGGTGAAGTCCTCAGCGTCGCCAATCGAGCTTTGAAGTTTTTCGGTTAACAAAGAATCCTCTGCCGTGGTTGCCGCGTTCACAAGAATGGACGTTCCAAATTCACAAGCGGCCAACAGAACCTTTGAGGCCGTTCTGATCCACTGCTTCGTTCCGGTATATGCTTTTTTATAATCCGCGTTATCGTTCGCGGTTGTAACCTGTGCGAAAATACCAGCAGTAGGATCCGCCGCCGGTATCCAATCAGTATATGGACCGGCCAGAACATCCGCTTCCTGGATCTTCGTGTCAACGGTTCCCGTCGCGCCGTTCGTTCCGCAATGAAAAAGGACATCCGCCTGCTTGCCCAGAACATCAACGCCGGTGCCGACATGGACGGTATAATTATTCTGAATAGCCTTTGATCCATAAGCAAGACTCTGCGTCAGCGTCAGATTGCCGTCAAACGTTCCGGAATCAAGCCGTAAATGGGCCTTTAATTCGGAAAGCGAAACGGGCAATAATGTCGGCGCAACGGTCTGGACTGTTTTCATTCAACGTATCCTTCAGCGAAAATGCAAACGGCACCGGCGCCGGATGAATCCAGGGTAAGCGCGGTTGCTGCGGTTAATTTCACTGGGCGCTTAAATTTCCATTGCAAGGAAGTATTGGCGGCCATTGCGATAGGCCCGATCTTTGCGGTGTCAAGACTTCCGGGTGTTGTTTCGCCTTCGCCAATGGTATGGGAAAGAGCATTCGCGCCATTATTGATGGTCAGGCTTTCGATATAAATCGATTTGCCTGCTGCCGGGGCCGCTTTCAGTTCTTCGCAACCAGATGCATCGGCGGAAACACCATTGATTATAAAAGCGTCAGCCTGTGCTCCCGGTCCTACGTCTGGTGTGGTGACTGTTATAGCCATTGTTCAACCCTCCCTATATTTTCTCTATCCATTAAAGCCATAATAACTATAGCGGGCATTGCGGTTGCCGCCGTGTGCATTAAATGATTCCCGATGCTATCAAAGAGAATGACGACAAAGACCGATAAAAGCATCCTGTCTTTTATGGTCGAGAATTTCCGGATGATATAAGCAACGGCTATACAAAATCCGATTATCCCGAAATTCCATAGTAAATAAGCGTATTCAGAGTGAAGCATATTTCCCGGCTGCCAGTACACTCCCGGGCCAACTCCAAAAACAAAAGTGTACCAATGGGTAGAAATTTTACTAATGGCATCCGTCCAGTATTCTATCCGGGCAATAAGAGAATCGGGCGTTTTGAACAACAAGAAATAGATAATTCCGGGGATGATCGAAAGCGCAGCGCCTGCCCAGCCCCAGACAAAGAATCCGATACCAACGCACACGGCAGCAATGGCCGTGCTGGTATGCGTTAAAATCAATACCCCGATAATCAGAGGAAGGAACATCCACCATTTTTTCCTAAAGAATAGAATCGTGGAAACGGCCAGGAAAGCAGCGAGGAAATTCTGATTTCCCAGCGTCGCCCGCGCCGGTTGGTGTCCATAAAAATATTGTATAAGTCCCATAATTGATAGGATAATTGCAATGGTACAAATGACGTTACAATAAGATTTATTCTCAGTGCGTCCAAATTTAACAACGATATAAATAATCAGTCCGGCCATGAAAAAAATAAGCGAGTCAATGGCCTGTATGATGGTTTCATCAAAGACGATTTTGCCCGTAAAATATGACGAATAAAAATAAGCGAACCACGCCGCAAGGAAAGCCCCGAAAGCGAAAATGGCCTTATCCATCGTCATAATCGACAAGGCAAGGACCGCAAAGACCACAAACATATAAGCGTGGCCATAAAAGACATTCGGTCCCCATACCCAAAGCGCGACGGCAAACAGTCCCGCCAGAATAAGCCGATCATCAAATTTTGGGGGAGCGTAAGCCCCCCCTGTGATTTTATTAATGAGTGGCATCCGCCGTAACCCTGATATAATCGGTTCCGTTGTGCATCACTACCGCCGTTTTCCCGGTCGCGATAGAAACACCAGTTTGACCACTTTCCTTAATTGTAACCGTCCCCGCCGCGCCATTGCGGACAATCCGAATTCTGCCAGAGACGCCACCGCTTTCAATGATGTTCGCGTCGCCAGATCCTGAAGACGTGACCAACAGTGAGCAAAGCATGTCTGCGGCCGATAAAACCCAGTCTTCTGCCAGTGCGTAAGCGTGAGTTGCCGCGATAGTAAAAATGGGACCTGAAAGCGTCTTATTCGTCAGTGTTTTTGTGTTGGTCGTGGTGAGAACATCACCGGCGCCGATGGATGCCAACTTATTAATCTCGGCTGCCGTGGAAGTAACCGCCGTTCCTGCAAGTTTAAGCGACCCGCCGGATTCAACGTCCACAATTCCACCGGACAAGACGGTTATTTTTCCGCCAGACTCAACCGTCTGTTCATCCGGTCCGCTCTTATGCACCAAGGCTTGATAGGTAGTATCAGAAGCGGCAAAGGCGACTGCAACGAAAAGCAGAATCAGAATTGTTATAATTGAAAATTTCTTCATGTCTTTTTCTCCTTTGCTTATCCGGGCGAGTTTCCCCGCCCGGAATGGTTATTGAGGGCAGGTTTATTTTACAAAGGCGGGATATCGCCGGGATGCCCCTTCTGCATGCTCACGGAAATTTGCGTTCCGGTTGCGTTGCTGTCGTTTTCGGCCAGTGTGAATTTCAGCCACTTTTTTCCGCCGACATATCCGATGTTCTTGATTGCCGCTGCCTGCGCCGCAGTTGCCAGTGTGAAGATGATCCCCGAAGAAGGGGTTGCACCGAGGATATCGGCCGCTGCCACGTCCGAATAAGAACCGGCGACGTCAAAAGTCGTGTCATCGGCATGCTCCAGCTTCAGCGTGATGGTCCCGGTATCTCCAACGGGCTTTGCGGCATGGTCAATCGTGATTACTACCGAATTGAATCCGGCGATGGACTTCTCCACGGCAGCGGGTGAAGCTGCATCAAGAAGAAGCATCGGGGGTACAATCTGAATCGGTTTCAGATGATTATAAAGGTCTTTCATGATTTTACCTCCAAAGGTATTTTAAAAAATGGGGCTATGTTTCAAGCCCCTGTTATTGGTTAGCTCGTGTGGATCTTCATTCCCTTGATTGCTTCATACATAACAATCCCGCCGCCGACGCGCTTTGTCGTATAGAACTCAACATAAGGCTTGGAGCTATACGGGTCACGGAGTACGCGGATTCCGAACCGATCAACGATTAAATACCCCTCTTTAAAGTTCCCGAAATAGATGGGGTATTTACCGGCTCCGATATCATCAACATTGTCATCAACTGCAATAGGCTTCCCCAGAAGCAGATCGGGGGCGTTCTCCTGGAGGCCAGGCCGCCAGATGTAATCACCATTTCCGTTCTTGAAATAACGAATTGCTTCCACAGTGCTGTCATTCATCAGCCACTTCGCGCCGTTCCTGTAATAAGGCTTCAGTGCATGTTGAAGGGCAATGAGTTTATCGGCATTGTTCAGAAGAGTGGCGTGACCGCTGAATACATAGCCGATCTTTCCCCATGTATAAGAGGAGTTGGCAATCTTCGGGTAGGAATTGAGTCCCATCGCCTGCTTAACGCCGTCACCGGAAATAAACCATGCGCCTTCTTTACGGTTGATGGCTCGACCAGCAGATCGACCAATGAACGCCTCGATGTCAAAGTTCGCATCGTCCAGCATGGTCTGAGTGACCTTCGGCTTTGCGGATATCTCCTTGGGGACAATCGAAATTTCCTTGAATCCCGGCGTATTTGTTTCGTTGCGGGTACTCGTTTCGGTCGCATCCTCTGCCGTATCCCCGAGCATATCGACAAGTTCTTTCCACTCGTTACTACCGATAGAAACAACAGTTGCTAAACCACGCATCGCGGATACAGTATCTTGAATTTCCCGCATTGCACCCTTTACGGGGTCAGTCGTCAGAAATCCGCCTTCGGTATCATCCTGCGTGGTCATTGCGGCATTTATTGCCAGCCCTTTGAGGTCGCTGACCCGGTCCCCGCTCCGCGCATAGGCAAGAAATGCTTTTCTGTATTCCGATTTTGCCTTATCGGGTTCTCCACCGCCGCCCGCAAACTGCGAACGCGCAACAGCGGTTTCGATAGCCTCAAGCTGTGCCTTCATTGCCGCAATGTTAGAAATATCTTTGTTAATTCTTTCTACTTTTTCGGTTAAGTCAGCGGGCGCGAAACCCTTTGACTCAATTGCCTTGATCCGGCTGTCATTCTGAGTCTTGAACTCTTCAAATGCCCTGCCCAGGTCGTTAATGAGTTTCTTTAATTCTTCCATTTTATTTTCCTCCGATTTTTACTGTCAGATTTTTTAGTTGTGCTGCTATTTCTTCAATTCCTTCGGTATCCTGCGAACGTCCCGCAAGCAGGGCCTTGGCTTTAGCGCGAGAAAATCCAGCATCCCGCAGGGCCTTCTCTGCGTCTCTCTCTGTTAATTCGTGGTTGCATTGGATCAAGTCGTCCGGGACATTGGCATAAACTGATAGATCAAATTGCGCCTTTAATCCTTTCCCTGATTCTAAAATCGTGTCGACAAACCCCTTTTCCTTTGCTTCCTTGGCCGTCATCCAGGTTTCGGCCTTCATCATAGCGGCCATGTCTTTTTTCCCGGACTTTGTTTTTCCGGTGTATATCGCCAACAGATTTTCACCGATTTTTTCCAGAAGGTCGGCAATATCGCGCAGATCATATTGGTTACCGGCCGCCAGAACCCATGGGTCATGAATCATCATCATCGTATTTGAATATGCCTGCACTTCTTTGCCGGCCATCGCCAGAACTGAACCCATTGATGCGGCCAGGCCTTCAACGCGGGTGATGATCTTTGCTTTATGGTTCGCCAGTGCGTTGAATATTGCGGTCCCATCGAATACGTCCCCGCCTGGTGAGTTAATCCGGACGGTGATTGTTTTTGCGTTTATTCCATTGAGGTTTCGGACGAATTCTGAAGCGTCGTTATAGGGCCAGCCAATAATGTCATAGATTAAAATTTCCGCTTCATCGTCAGACCGGTTTTCGATTTTATACCAGTCGGGCTTATCAAGGGGCTTACCCCAAAACTTCGCCACCGAATCAGCGTTTTTATGATTTCTATATTTAAGATTCATCGTTCTGGACTCCCTTGTTGTCACCGCCTTTCTTTGGTTCCTTTACCGTGCTGGTGCGCGTCCGGTATTCATCGCCGCCTTCGTACGGGTCCATGTCTTCTTTTTCCCGCGCTTCATTCGGTGACAAAAATTCTGCATTAATCCCCGTTGTGTATGATTCGTATCGTGATTTAATATCAGCGCGTTCAAGACCGCCGAAATTAAACTTGATGTAATGTGTCTTCTTTTCTTCAGGTGTAAGTAAGTCGCGTTTTCCGGCCTTTTCGATATTGACGGCGCGGGGCATGAGGGCATATTTGACGTATTCCGTGTCGAACTGTTCGGCGCTGGCATACGTTGCCACCTTGTCCCCCGACTGAAGCATCGAAAGCGGAAGGCCAAAAAACAGATCGACGATTTCTTTCTTTTGGAAATTCCGCGCCTCAAGGAACTGAGAATCAACGGAGGTCATCGCCATTTTTTCCCATTTCGCACCCTGTTCAAGAAGGGCGGTTTTGTGGGCATTCTCAACTGACGAATAAGTGTCGTTAAAATCGTCAAGAAATTTCTGAGCCACGTTGCGATCCTTAAATGATCCCTGCATGGTCAGAACGCCGCCGATCATTGTGCCGTGTCCAAACAATTTGGCTCCGTGTTTCTCCGTTGCCAGAGATAGGGCTATTGATTCTTTTGCGTATTCGATAGGTGAAAGACCCATGAAGCCATTAAGGACAAGCCCGCGAATGTGCATGATGCGATTACCGGGAATAACATCCGTTCCCGTATTGTCTGGGCGGCGCACTTTATAAAACAATCCATAATCCGGTTGTTGGATTACTTGCTCAACGCGCCCCATCGGAAAGGGAATGAGCTCCCGGATCGGACGGCCAGGAAGCCCCGATTTTAATGCAAAAAAGTTTCCGCGAAGATCCAGACAGGCGGAAGCCATTCCCCAAAATTCAGGAGCGGTCATCCACTCGTTGGGCTGGTCTGCAAGAAGGCTGTAAATATTATGCTCTTTTGCTTTTGTGTTTTTCCGGCCCTCTACTTTAAATAAGTGGCAGGGTAATTGTGCAAAAGAATCAGCTTTTATCTTAACGCAAGAAAAGACGGCCATTGCTCTCATGGCTGTATCGGAATTTATTATTTGCCCGGAAGACGTCGCGCCGCCGCCGAAAGCGGATGAAATCATCCTCGACAGTTCTTCGCTGTTCATCGCCCTTGGTCGTATGGCTGAAAAAATACCCATTATTTTTCACCCATAAAAAAACCGCCTGCGAAGATAATCACTCCGCAAACGGTGAATGCCACCCACGGCATAAACAGCCAAAGCCCGACGCTGATTAACGCCAGACCAGAGACAAGAAGAACGTCCCGGAATGAAACTTTTTTGAGCAATTTGATTGCTTTCACTATTTCATCTTGCGCCTCATAAAAGAAACCGCTCAATTTTACGGCTTCATTATGAGTGAAGATTTAAGTTTGGTCTAAGAAGGGATGAACAGAATAGAAGGATTAGAAGGTTTATTTCGTTTTTTATTATAATAATTATTGTATTGCTCAATCGGTGATGGGGACATGTCATATTCTATACTAGGTCGACAATGCTTATCACAAAAAAAATGTGTTGGGCCATAAGGCTTTTTTTCAACCAGCCCACTAATGAAATTATCTATGCGCCCTATATCTTGACATGCGCACGTTGCTTTTTCTTTGCAAACTTCACATTCATGATCCGATAACTTTTTATTTTCCATTTTATGCAACCGCCGCTTCCCGCAATTTTTCAATCGCCGCTTTTGTTATCCGGATCGTCGTCCCGGCAATTCTTTCAGCGTCAAGTCTTCCAGTTTCAATCCAAAGATACACCGTTGAAGGCTTAACGTCAAATATTTTTGCAACTTCACGGGGTCGATAATATTGTTTTTCTGGTAATGTCATTTTGACCTCACAAGACTGCATGTATCGTAAATATTTTCATTTGTATCTTCTGGATTCCGCAACAGTCGATCCAACCCCAGCAATATTCCTATGATCCCATCAATTTTGCCCTGCGACGTTGCCTTATTCGGTGACTTCCCGCCGCCCGTGGGGTTTGTCTTAACTGCCACATTATCGGCCATCCAGCGCAATATTGGATTGCCGCCGTGATTCAGTTTTTTTAAAAGCAACCGTCTTTCAAGTTCCTGGCATGGCCCCATCATGGAAACCCACCCCATGCCGCAAGCAATGACTTTCGGGTTTTTTTCGTCGCCACCAAGCTCCTGATCAAGTTTTTGAGAAAACTCATAACCCTGAAAGCCGCGGTCAACGGAAATACTATTGACATTGAATTTCTCGTTGTCGGCCACGATCTGAGCGCGGACATAATCATAATCTATCGCGTCACCATCTGTGGTGATCAAATAGCCCTGCTTCTTCCATGACTGATACTGTGAGCGGTATTTATTGCGCGTGTCAAACAAGCGGGCCTCTGGGCACCAAACACGGATTAGGATGTCAACCAGGTCTTTATCTTCAGCATCAGGAAAGAGCATGGTCCATATCGTTAAATCGGACACGGCGGAAAGGTCAATGCCGCCATAGCATGGCCTCCCCAAGCAGGTCTCCTCTGTCACGGGCCGCACGTTGTTTTGGTCCCACAATGTTAAATCGATCCAGCGGTTTTCCTGTTGCGTCCAGATGTTGAGCCTTTTCGTCTGGAAGTTGTTTTGCGCCGACGGCATTTGTATTGCTATCCGGCATTTATCCCGCATGTCTTCGAGCTTGGTCATGTATCCGGGAATCGGCACGTCCTTTTTATCAAGGCCATACCGCTTTCCGCTTTTTGTTATACCGATCAGCGCCGGGGCCGCCTTCACCCACTTGTCTTCGTCGGTCCAGTCGTCTTCCTCAATCGCTCCCGGTTCCGAAAGTTCCATTTCCTTTTTTGATTTCAGGTCCGGCCAATCTTTTTTCGTGTCCAAGGTGAAGATTATCCCGAAAAATGAATCATCCTGAATGGTCCCTTTGAGTACCTGTGTCAAATACTCCCGCATTTCATAACAAATTCCAGTCTGATTAAATCCGGCAGTGGTGATAACGAAGATCAATGGATTATTCCGGGCGCCCACAGAGTCATCAATAAGGTCAAAGACTTCACGTGTCGGGTGTGCGTGAAGCTCGTCAAGGCTGGCAAAGTGGGTATCCAGACCGTCAAGACTCTTAGCGTCAGACGAAAGCGGCTCACATTTTGAATTTGTGGACTCAACCGACATATTATGGGTCAAATAGGTAATGTTTTTTGCAAATCCAGATTGTTTTGTGAGATTTTTAATATTATCCCAAACGAGTTTCGCTTGATCACGTTTGACGGCCGCACAGTAGACCTCAGCCGCCTCTTCACCATCAGCTATCAGGAAGTAAGCCCCAAGGCCGCCTGCATAGGTCGTCTTTGCAGATTTCCGCGCCTCTTCGTCATAGGCTTTCCGAAAGCGCCGCGTTCCGTCCGTGCGATACCATCCCATCAAAACCCATGTGATAAAAACACGGTGTGGCGCCAACACAAATTCCTTGCCTTTGTATTCCTTACCCTTCCAGAGCTTCAGAAATGAAAAGAATTTAACTGCATGGTAGGCTTTTTCTTCACGGAAAACGAGCCCGCGGGCGCCGCCGTCCCGCAGATCGTTAAGGTGCCGCTGGCAGACCAAAATAACGAAACGACAGGCAGGGATTTCCCCGGAAAGAATGCCGTCAATATAATCGTGAACGATCTTTTTGACGCGGGCAATTTCTTTTTTTAATTCCTGGTCGGTCATTTACCACCCATCTTTAAAAAGTCTTCTTCAGGATCTTCGCTTTCAGTCTGATCAAGCCCAAAGTTACCGCGATTGGAAAGCGGGGTCAGGTAAAACGCTTTGCAATAATCAAGAAATTGTTTTGAGTATTTGCGCTTAAGGTCGGAAAGGGCAGACTCTTTAAATGTTTTCGTTTCAATGCCGTCATTGATTGACCACTTATCGTCAACCTGAAGCAATGAACGATTTCCGGGGATTTTGATTTCAGCGCCGCAATCGTCGCATTTCTGAACGGTGCCCATGTTGATCATCATGTTAATGTCCATCAGCCGGGAATGAAGATCACAGAGTTCAGCAAAGGAATCTTCAGATAAAATATTTAAGTGTCCGCGCTCTACGACCGTCGGAGCAATTTTGTCCCAATAGGCAGCTGCTATCTCGTTCAGGTGTTGAGGGCGGTTTACTTTTCCTTGAGGCGGTTTGTAATTTTGATTGTTTGGTTTTTCCTTTTTTTCCTTCGGCGCACTACGTTGCGAATTTTCAAAAGTTTTTTTGCATTTTGGTGTACAATACTTTTGATTGCTCCGCATTTCTTTTTGTTTGTTGCAGCCTGGACATTTTTTAATCATTCACATTTCCTTGAGGCGGTTTTGGGGCTTTTTGAGGGTGTTTGTATGCGCTGTCCTAACCATCCGGTTTACAGGCTATTTGCGCTAGAGATGCAAGGCTCCCCTCCCCCGCTTCGATTCTCCCGCCGATTTCTTGTCGTGACACGCCACACATAATCCTTGAGTATTATCCTCCGTGTCTTCCCCGCCTTCTGCCAATGGTTTAATATGATCCCTAATCACTGCCACCGTAACGCGCCCTTGCCGCTCACATTCAGCGCATAACGGGAACTCATTAAACAGTCTGTCCCTTTCCCTTTGAAGCGTCCTGCCTTTAATCACGCGCTTTTCTGCGTTGTTCTTTTCCCATGATTGGCGCTTATGTTGTTCACATCGCCCATTTATAACAGCGTAATTAGGGCATCCTGATTTTGTGCATGCTCTCTTCGGCATCATCGGCATCTTATTCCCTCACCCACTTAACGAGCCCGTAGATCGACAACAGCAGGTACACCACGAACATCACACCTTGCGCCGGCAGTCCATGGTAAAAATCAATTCCCGCCCAGGTCGCGTTTGTGAAGATCCAGAGAACGAAACACCATGGGCTCTTTTTGATGTTTAACCAGACACCTATCAGTGAAATTGCTGTTAATATCCAAATCATTGAATCATCCTATTTTTCTGTTTATCGAATCCAACCATCACGATATTTTTATTTATTTCAAATCCAGTGCGGAAATTATGGAGTTCAGTTGTTCCTGGGAGATACGTCGGGTGATCCCCGCCGCGTCCTGAAATAATTTCATAAAGACGCTCGAATTCCTTCTGCTTCCACTTCACGTCTTCGTTTTCCATCATACAAAACTCAGGCCAGCCACCCATTGCCATAACCACGGAGTGAATCGCCGCATCCGCGAATTTAACACTTTCATAATTCCCTATGCGCTTCAGTGTTTCCAGTGCTTCAAGCCATGCTTCCGTGGCGCGTGTTTTCTTTGATCCTTGAAGCACCTCAATAAAATCGGCAGGTTTTGGAAAGAAGCGGCTTGAATAAATAATCTCTTTAAAAGCATCGGCGCACTGTTGATCAGTGAACGGTTCCAGAACTTTCCAATACAAATCGGTCAGCAACTTTGATAACGTCCGGTCATATACCTCGCAAAGTGTAGCCATGTATTCCTTGAATTTAATTTCGTCTTTCATGCCGGTGGCCTCCAATCGTCGAGCATTGCAACTGTTGAAATTGTTTTGTCTGATACGATCCCGGAAAGCGGATGATGTTTCTCGTTCAGATAACTTTCAAACTTACTTCCAAACAGCGTTTCCGGCCTTAGATAATTCAGCATTTCAGGGTTATTGCTCCAATCAAGGCATTTGTTGTCTATGACCTTCTTAAAATCTTCTATGCTTCGTTGCTTGCCGTTAATTCCCCATCGGGCTTTTATCTTTGCGCGGGTTTCTTTGGATTGGTGGTCAAAGTTCTTTCCGGTTTTCAGATTCAGGTATTCGATGATTTCTTGATATGGGATTAAAGCCCCCATCGGGGGTTTTGGGGGTTCCTGTTCCTGTTCCTGTTCCTGTTCCTGTTCCTGTTCCTGTATTGCCATACTCTTTAAGGAAGGTTTGTTAAACCGTTCACTAAACTGTTTCTGAAACCCTTCCCCTAACCCTTTAAGGAAAACTTCTATAGATTGATGATATTCATTTTTCAATAATGACTCTGGAAGTTCGTTAAATATCTTCGCCCATGACTTTATTACATTGGGATTGTCGGGAGTGTTATATTTAATAAAATTAGGAATGTATAAAAGAAGCGATCTATTGTCATATTTCCAAAAACCGTTTGCAATACCCTCTTGAAACCCTTTCGCATACCGTTTAATAGGCCATCTTTTTTCAGCCGCAAGAGCCTCTATCGGTATCTTAAAAATACCCAACGGATTAGAAAATGGTGTTGTCAACACGTGAAAAAATACAAGCTGGCAGTCGTCAGAGACGAAAGGAAACTTGTCATCATTCCAAATTAAACAGTGAATATTTCTATATCTGCTCATTTACGCCGCCTGATATCGTTTAATAACTTCGATTGTTTTGTTGCTTTCGGTCAATGCCGCCTTCTCCCCTAAAAGTTTCTCTTTCCAATCCTGCCGGAAGTTGCCGTTGAATTTGATGATTATATTTTTTCTGATAACCAGATCATCCCACCATTTTTCTCCGCGCCAGCCGATCATTACTGTGACGAAATCATCGCGGTGAGCTTCTGCCCACCTGTGATGATAATCGCAAAGATTCGCTATATTTTCCTTGTCGTACCTCACTGATTTATTGTCGCGGCTGAATATGTGATGCGGATCGCAGATGACCTTATTGCAACCGGGAAACTCGCATTTCCCTCCGGCGCGAATGGAAACGACCTCGCGCAGAAGGTTTAAAAGGTAGGCATCACTTACTTTTTGCATTCCACAATTCCATAATCAGCTTTTTATCTGCCGGATAATTCATCATTAAAGCAGTCAGGGCAGTCTTATAATCAAACTCAAAGCCCCACGGGTCAGCGTTCATTGCATCTCTGATTTCCTCAACTTTGGGCCCCAGCGTTTCGATCATCTGTGCCCGGCGCTCGAATGCGGCGGCTTTCTTGGAGTCGGTCATAAAGACACCTTCATAAAACAAATCCAGTGCGTCAAACTCTTACGACCTGATATGTGCCCGAATAGTGGACTCACCGGAGTTAACTCCAAAACTTCTTTGACTCTCACCTGTGTTTCGTTCCATTTAAAAATCAACACTCCGTCGGTGGCCAAGACACGGAAACATTCAGAGAATCCCCTGCGCAAATCATCGCGCCAGTTATTGGAAAGCTTGCCATACTTCGCCGCCATCCAACTTTTCCCGCCAGCGCGAACAAGGTGAGGCGGGTCAAATACTACAAGCTTAAAAAATCCGTCGGGGAATGGAAGCGCACGGAAATCAATAATGGCATCAGGTTCAATTTTCAGCGTTCGTGTCCCGCTTTTGTTTCCATGTGATCGGTCTGTCACGGTAATAGTTTCCGCCCGGCAGTCGCCGAATATTGCGGCGGGGTGATTTCGGTCAAACCACATCATTTTAGAACCGCAGCAGGCATCGAGAATCTTTTTTACGGCCATTATTCGCCCCTGTCCTCATTAACAATCTTCCCACAGTTTCCGCACACGCCAATAAACCCATAGCCAAAGGCGATCAGAGTGATTTCTTTCCCGCATTTTAGGCAGATGACCTTCATACCACCCCCAGCATTTCCAGCACGCCCCAGGCCAGCACATAGGCGATGATCGCAATTACGGAAATTTTTAAGGCTGTTTCGATTAATTTTTCCATTAAGAGTTTTTGCATTTAAGCACCTGTTTTACTTGGACTTGTCTTAACTTGTATTGACGTGTTTGAACAAGTTTGATTTAAAATAAAAATTTTTCTACAATGCAGCCATGTCAACAATGAACCCTTTATTTTTACGGGCAACATACTTGCCCCAATCAGAACCGGCAGCGTCAGCAACGTACTCTTTGCAGATCGTCGCAATGGGCTTGCCGCAGACCCTCGATATGTTTTCGAGCATGGTCTTGAGATCATCATCAACTGCGATTGTAATTTTGTGGTCACATTTGCCGGTGAAATCGATTGGAATTTGCATTGACATAGCGAAAAACCCCTTGAAAAATACTGAAAAAAGTTTAAAGTTGGGCAGGGTTATCCTGGGGAGGAGCCAGCAGCTTTATACTGCCGGTTTTTCACCCTGCCCTTTTTCTGGATATAGAAGTTCCATTACCGTTACGGCACCACCCGTGGCCTCTTGGATGCGGAGGGCCAACGGGGGCGACGGCTTACGGCGACCCTTATTAATATGAGTAATAAGTGACTGATGGACACCGACCATTTTAGAAATGTCCTTACTCGAAACACCGTTTTCTTTTTGCCAAACTGAAAGTGGACTGTTCATGGAAATGGATTTTATTCTATTTTAGACTTAATGTCAATACCGAAAAAGAATATCATGAAAAAAATCATCGGCGATAAAATTAAAAGCGCGAGAAACGATTACCGCGACGAATATGGAAAAAAAATCAGTCAGGCAGAACTCGGGTTTCGTGCTCTTGGGTATAAGAGAGGAGAAAATAAATATAATGCTCCACAACAGAAAGTACGTAAAATTGAAGCAGGGGAAATTGACATAACAATTGATGAGTTATTGAAAATAGCTTCCTTTTTTAAAAAGCCGTTATCTTATTTTTTAAATGAAAGAAGAGAGGAGATAATTCATTGTGATGTTAATTGCGATAAGGAAATGATCGAAATTTGCCGAAAAGTTAAATATATCAGGGATTCAAAAACTGATTGGTGGGAATCTCTGGAAAAAAATATTGATTCCTTCAAGAAAGGCGTAGATATTGATCCAGATCCACAGGGATGTCTATCCGGTACATCAAAAGTGCAGGCCGGGCGTACCGGATCGAGAAAAAAGGCCGGGTGATCTATGTTGATTTTTAAAATAATACGTAAAACTTTAAAAAAGGAGAAATAAAATGAAGAAAATAATCATGATTTGCTTGGTTGTTTTATGCTTCTCTTTTCCGGTGTTTGCTGACGATAATCCCGCAGAAGAGCCGTCAGTTGGCCTCAAGGTAGTCGATGCCGTCTTTGTCCGTCCGCCCTGCGTTGCCATATCCATGGCATCCACATTAGCATTTTGTGCAATTGCCGTCCCTGCTTATATCATTGGAATAGCAGACCCGCTGGCAATGGCAATGGTTGACGCCCCATGGCGGTTTACAGCCGAGCGGCACCTTGGCGAATTTAATCATTATAGGGATGAAAAAAACGCGCTGGGCAAGGAATGGAAGGATTGATAAGGAAAGGATTAAGCATGAGCAAGGAAAAAGAAAAACCGATTGATAGGTTTAAGGTGGCTTCAGATACAGGGCAAACCTTTACGATAATAAGGTATCAAACATATATTATTACCGGAGAATTTGGCGAAAATGATCAAGCCGTTCCTACAACGCAAAGGCTTGCTACTTCAAACGGTGATCATGTCAATGAAATCGACGAAAACACATTTGAAGTATTAACTGGCATTAATCCTATTGCGGTTAAAAAGATGTAGCATCAAGCGGATTATCGTTCATATCCCGCCTCTTATGTGAGATCGTGTGATCATCACATAAATATATAGCCGTGTTTAAATAAGTCCATCGAACAACCTTTTTGCCTTCTTTCGGTATTGTCCCTAGATAAAAACTATCAACTTTCGTAGCTTCTGCCCCACAAAATAAGCATTTACGTGCTACTGTTTCGATTTTTTCTCTTTCCATCATCATAACCCCCTCAATTTTCCCCCCATTTTACCCCTTTTTTGAATTACTGCAAGAAAATAAATTCTAAAAAGGACTTGACAATAAGTCTATATTAGAATAAATTACTCTTGAAATTAAAAACGAGGCTGACATGGAACCGAAAACAATATGCCCGAAATGCCAATCGAAAAACACATACTACGAAAGCGGAAATTACGCCTGCATGATGTGCGGAAAACGCTGGCCAATGGAAGGCACCACGCCAATAGTGGTTAGAATTTCAAGAAAAACAACAAAGAATTGTGGTTATTGCGGCAAAGAATTTCAAACGTTTTTATATGCAGGGCATAAGCATAATTTCTGCTCCAAATCGTGCTCCAATAAATCAAGGGGATACGTTCAACAAAAAGAATGTCCGATTTGCGGGAATAACTTTTTCCCAAAACCACAAAGTAAAAAATATTGCTCACGCGAATGCTATGGCCTGTCACGCCGTACACCTGAATCAGAAAAACAAATCTATGTTCCTGTGCCTCCCAAAATTAAGCAATGTGGTGTTTGCGGAAAAGACTTTATCGCGAAAACAAGGGCAATATTCTGCCCAGAATGCCGCGAAGGTGAACGGCTACGGAAGGCACGAGCGACATGGAAAACAGAGGCTTACAAAGAAGCGCACCGACGGCACGCAAGGGAATGGCAAAGAACCAATAGCGAGAAATATAAAGCCTCTACTCTTGTGAGGACACACCCCGCCCTCATATCTGTTTTGTACGAATGCCCATGCGGGGCTACGGGAAAGCATCATCATCACGCAGATTATTCAAAGCCTTATGAAGTTCTTTTGCTCTGCGATAAGTGCCATGCCGCAGAACATAAGCGCTTAAGAAGTTTGTTATCCGCTCAGACGGTAACGATAGCGGGGTAATTCTATCCCCAACAGAAAGAACCACCCAAAGCGAAAGGACAGATCATGTTCGACATCATCGTCAACAAACCGCAGCCAGCAATAACAGTAAGGGATATTCAAAAACTCGATATCCATAATGGTGATTGGATCGTTATCAGCCACAAAGGAATAATTTCAAAAAATTCGGGTCTCAATATGAGGGAGGCCGTTCAAGATTTTTTTAGAAAGGAAGGTCTTGAAGTGAAAATCATACTTTTTGAAGAAGGAATGCGCATCGATTCAATTCTGCGGAAATTCAATGACGAAAATAAGCAAACAAATCAATGAAATAACTACCCTGACGAGTCCCCAAGGACGAAACGCCGTGAGGCGTCGGCAATTAACACCCCGAGCAGCTCGATTGTTGGAAAAGAGCTTTCGTTCCGCACAACGGCGCACATAGAGGCGACCCACGGGCACAAGGCCGAAAGCGA